ATGATAGCCATTTATTTTATTTTTACTTATACATAATGTTCTTATTTTATTTTCTGCATCAGAGTTAGAGTTTCTACCTATACCTATAATAATATCTGCCTCTGCAGCTTTACCTGTCTTAGAGTTTTCCATCATATCAAATGATATACTGTTTCTATTATGTGCATCTGCTGATGCCTGTGATATAGCTATCACAGCACAATCTCTTCTCTTTGCTATCTCTCTTACACTTGTATATATCTGTCTTAACTTTTCATCTGTTCTTGCAAATGTACCTGTCACATTTATTTTATCTAACTGATCTATAACTATTATATCAGGTTTATGTTTCTCACAATGTGCATCAATATCAGCCATTGACCAATCAACTGTATCAAACATAGATATATTATTTTTTATTTCACTCCAAGCATTTTGTGCTACATCTTTGTCTTGTATTATTTCTTCTCTAGTCATACCAGTATAGCAAGATATAGCTCTCATCTGTGTTCTAATAGCAGGTTCCTCATTTATAAATGCATGTACCTTTGCACCTTGTTCGGCAAATCCTTCAGGTCCTGCACAAAGGCTAACCCAAAAAGCTGTCTTACCTGTTTCAGGTCTAGCAAATGCAATCATAAGATTACCACCACCAATACCACCTACATTTTCTTTTAATACAGGTATATTAAACTTCCATTTAGTAGTTACGTCAAGTAATCCTAGCACTTCTTTTACATCACTTGTAACTGCTGGTGTTTTTTCTTCATCACCTTGCTTATGATTTTCAATCATACTTGTTATCTCTGTAAAGTTTGCATCCTTACCATTAAATATTTCTGTAGCTTCAACAGCTATTCGCTGTGCTAAATCTCTATTAGATAATATAGACATTATATCTTTTGCTATTTCTTTACTAGGTTCTTGAACTTCTTTTAAATCTTCTACTAACTCACTAAACTTTTCTTTTGCAGCACGAGTTAATGCAGGATTAAATATAGCAGTATGTAATGAATACAATTCATCTACACTTATATCGTCTGAGTATTTTGCATGTGCTTTTTGTATTGTTTCAAATAAAGAACTTATATCTCCTGAAAATATTGTTGGAGATATAGAACCTTTATACTTTGTATAAAAGGTTTTGTTTAACATTAGTCTAAGCATTTGTTTTTCTATCATAAAATATCTCCCTTATTTGTTCTGTGTTAAAGTATTTTAAATCATCTTCTAATGGTTTTACTATTACATTGTCAAATCCTGCTGACCTTAATTCTTTTGCTATATCGTATGACTTTGTTGTAGCATCTCTATCCAAACATATATATAAATTTTTATATGGTTTCAAATGACTCTTATGTAAGTCTTTTAATTTTGTACCCATTATAGCTATACCTGTTAGTATATTAGATACTGCACAAGCTGATGGACAATCCTCTACTATAACTGCATCATCACACTCACCACATTTAAATGGTACATCTTTATTACCATACATAAACCATTTAGGATAAACATTTTTATTTAATCCTCTACCTACTGCACCAACAAACTTATGTGAGAATCTATTTTTAATTAAGAATACCACTCTATCTTGTTTTACATCATACTTAATATCTGCTCTACCCCACGACCAAGCCTCCCAACAATTATTATTTGATAACCATCGCATTGCTTTTTCATTTGAATATATACCTTGAAAGCTATCAGGCATTTTAAACTCATCGTTTTCTATATACAATTCTTTATTTCCTTCGAGTACTTTTTGTACATATCTCATATCTTTTTCTCCTTGTTTTTTTCCCTTTGCTTTGCACGAAGCATGAAAACAAAACCAATTTAAATTATTTTCTGTTGTATCAACTGCTAATGTATTTAGGTTTTTACAAAAGGGACAATCTATTCTCATCTGTGTATCAGGTGGAACAAACAATCCCTGTATTACTTGTAGTTGTTGTTTATAATTCAATCTTATAATTCCTCGTATGTTATTCTCACATTATGGGAATAGAATTTATCCCTTTCAAGTATCAACTTTTTAGTAATGATAAGGTGTGTAGCCTCATCATTTATTCTATCTACATCTACTATTCCTGAAAGTGGTAATGTGTATTGTCCTGTGTATCCTAATCCAAATACTTTTATGAGGTAGTTTTTCTCTGTTTCCATTATTTCTCCTTATCACACTTTTGTTTATTTGTCAACTGATTTTTGTAAAATATTTTTTATTATTGTAACTTTGGGGTCTACATCTGTAGTCTTACAAGCTGTAAGTAATAAAAAAATTATAATTATATATTTCATTCTTCTTCAGCTGATAATGAATCAGGATACAAACATATTTCCTCAGGAAGACTCTGCATAGCTTCATAATCTTCTTCTGCTTGTTTATAACATAACTCATCTATTTCTTTCCAAGATAAGTGAGGATTTTTTCTTTGTATCTCCTCAAACAATTCTATGGCTCTGTCTTCTAGCCAACTTTCTTTTCCATCTACACTCATTTGTTCCTCATTTGTTTTTTTAATTCTCTTAACTTTTCTATATGTATTTTTGCATGAATATCATCAATAAAATTCTTACATTTTCTTACATAAGCCTTTGATAAATCTTTATCATCATACAAAAAATAATTTAATAAATCATTATGCTTACTTCTTATTGTCATTAGTATACCCCTCTATCATATCAATTAAATTCTTTAATGATTGTTCTGTATCTTTTGTCATTGTCTTTTGATAGTCAAATATTATTGACCTTAACTCTATTACTATTTCTTCTTTTGTCATCAATGCTCCTTATAGCTTACTTGTTTAACTTTACGACTCCAACAAGTACGGCAAGACTTACACTCACCATCTTGTTTATATGCAGGACACTCTTGCCCAACTGCTTTCTTATCTTTGTGTACACCTGATGTCCACTTCCAAAACTTTGGTGGTGGACTATCTACTTTGATTGCAGATACACGCAAACATAAATTCTTTGGCACATCTTCTTCTTTTATCTGTGCTATAATATTGTATTCTCTTGTGGCTAACCAGTATTTTATATGTGGTGTTAGCTCACACACTTCAAATATCTTCATCAAATGTGAGTAAGATTGTATATCTCCTGAGTCAAACCACCTGTGAAAATGCCTTGATTTATCTAGGTTTTTGTACTTTTGGGTAATGAGTTCTGCCATATAATCTACCCACTCAGGTTTCTCTATTGCTTTTCTTCTTATCTCGTGTGCATTAAAAACATTTTTAAATGCGTAGTGTCCTTTAAGTGCATAACATTTATTACAGATAGTTCCTTTTATCTTTGCTAACTTACTACCAGTAATACATTTCTTTGCAGATATACCCCAAGCAAACGCAGGCATTTTGCTAGGATTAGATAATGTTCCTATTTCTTTTTCAAGTTGTTTTCTTTTCATCTTCTTCCTTTTGTTTTTCTTTCATAAAGTCTGGCATTTCTCTGTGTGTGTACTTTGCAAATCTTTTTTTATCGTGTGTATAATATTTTCTATATGATTCAATGTAATCATCACACTTATATTCATCAGGCATACATAGTGGTGGTGTAGTAAATTTTTTTTCAGGTATCTTATCTTTCCAAGATAAATTAAAATCAATAAAGTAATTAATAATTTTCATAGACTTGTGCATACGATTGTATCTTCTTTCATACTCAAAGCCAAGCCAGTTGCCAAGTAATAAAGTCCAACCAAAATTACCAACACTATCACCTACCCATATTGTCATTGGGTGTTTAGGATATGCAGACTTATATACTTTCTCATCTTCTCCTGCGTGTCGTTGATAACCTGTTGATAGCATTTGTGCAGTTTCTAATATCATTTTGACTACGTGCTTATCACAATGATACTCGGCACATATCTTTGGGTTCTTGTGTAAATGAAATATGTTCATAGTTTTTTTAGTAAGGTTTCTATTACGACTCTTGTGTTGAAGTTCTTTAATCTACCACAATTATAATGGTATGTCAAATCATTGTGTAAGTCTTTTACATATTCAGGTTCTCCACCTGCAAGATCACACCACAATCTAAATGATTTTATACTAGGATCAAAAAATCTTTTTGCTGTGTCCATTAGTATAGATTTTTCTGTTGTTCCACAATAACTACTATTAGTTATATGACCTAGGCTATCTAAACAAGCCCTAGTGATTACAGCTTTAGCTAAA